GCACTGCCCAGGCAGCCAGATTTTCCAAAGCTTCGACGACGGCGAGGCGGTCGGCGTTGGACTGGATCGTGTAGCGCCGGGTGATCTTCAGCTGCCGGAGTTCACGGCGGTTGCCGAGGATGTCCATATGGGTCTCGGCTTTCGGGATCGTCAGGGACCAGCCGGAATAGCTTGGGAGAAAAGACCAGTTGAGCTTTTCACCGTGAAGGACCGGGCACTGTTCCAGCCATGTAATCAATTCCTCTATAGACATACTTTTCTCCCAAATCTGGAATGTGAAAAGTGAACAGTGGATTTTGGAATTGCGAGAAAGATTTACACTTTACACTTTGCATTTTGCAAATTCCACTTTTCAATTGTATTGATAATAACGGCTGCTCACCCTGGACACGACTTCGAAGTGCTGCAGCGCCGGGGAGCCGTAATCATGCAGCCGCCATCCGGCCACGATGTAGACGTAATCGTATTTTTCGCGGGCTTCAGCGAGACTGCAGGGTTCCGGGATCTCGCCCTTTACGAAGAAGCTGCAACGTCCGGCGCTCTCCCCTTCCGGCTGCAGCGTCCAGTGCTTCTCCGGCTCCTCACCGCGTGCGTATTCCAGCGGCGGGAGGAAGCTCAGGGTCTCCCCTGCCGCATTCTCCGCCCGGACCGCCCGCGGCACATAGAGTACTGCCTCGTTCTCTTCCGCTTCTCCGCGGCGCTGGACGCTCTGGCCGTTCAGTGCCTGCAGCATGACGCCGCGGAGAAGGACAAGAAAAGGAGAACCCCTATGAAAGTTGATCAGGGAAACCGTATGGGGCATCGGCCCATAGTATTCCTCATTTACCATTTATAATTTCCAATTCACCATTCCGTCCAGACCGGCACACCGCGGCAGAGCAGTCCCGTGCCGAACAGATACAGTTCCGCCAGCGCCGCGAGCTCGGCGTTCAGCTCTGCCCACCCGGCGCTCCGATACTGCACCTGCCAGTCCCCGACCTTCTCCGAGACGACGCTCCCCGCCGCATGCCGCTTCCGCTCTTCCTGTTCATAGAGTTTTTCCGTAACCGCGCAGCAGGCCAGCGCGAGCTTCCCCTCCCGGTCCTGATACTTTGCCGCGCGGCCGCCGGTCAGCCGGTCCAGCACCGGCCCCGCCCGCTGGGCGAGGCGGTTGAATTCCGCCTCGTCCGTAATCGCCCTTCCCCCGAATCGTTCGACATAGTCCTGATAACTCGCGTACATCGTTTCATCCCCTCCGGATCGGCGTCACTCTGCGGCGAGATAGACCGCGAAGGGGCTGTATTTGCCCAGGGTCTCGCGGTAGCTGCTGGTCGGGTTCGGAATCTCCCAGCCCAGGCGCATCACCGCGCGCAGCGCAACCATGTCCTGCTGCGCCAGGGAGTAGATCACCTGCTTGTTGGCCGGATCCACGATGGTCGCCTCAGTCAGGACCTTGTAAGTCACATCCTGGCGGATGGAGTAGACCAGCTGGTGGAAGTCGCCGACGATCATCAGGGCTTCGTCCTCGTCCCAGGCTCCGTTCATCGGGAAGCTCATCTCCATGCCGTCGAGCATGTAATTGGTTCTGCCCTGCATGCCGGAAATGAAGAGCGGCTGGCCGTTTTTGTCCGTGAGGCCGCGGAGTCTGGCGCGCATCTTGACGGCCGCCATGACGCCGGTCGGCATATAGCCGCTCTCTTCCGCCTTGGCGATCACGCCGCCCTCGCCCATGATATCGGCATAGAGGTCCGCATTTGCCCCGGTGCTTTCCGTGACGGAGTTGCCGGCGGTCTTCGCGGTGTCCACGACGCTGTCGCGCCAGGTGGAGGGCTTGCCGATGCCGAAGAGGACGGCCTCGTCGATGCGGCGGCCCATGGCCTCCACGATGCGGGGCTTCACTTCGCCCCAGATGTCGTAGTTGGTGTCGGCCAGCACCGCCTCGGGGATGGGGATGATGACGGCCAGCTCCTCGGCATAGAGCTTTTTCTTTTCCCAGGCCTGGGCGCCGGTCTCCTTATAGCCGGTGTCGCCATCCACCCAGTAGGCCATGGGCAGCATGTCCAGAACGTTGATGCTCTGGGTCTTGCTGGTCATGTTGGGGAGTCTGCGCCCGGCCTTCAGCACGGCGCTCTGCTCCACCACTCCCTGAAAGATCTCACGGCTGACGGGTTCAGGGATCAGGCCCGCCAGGTCATTTCGATTAATCATTCCAGACATAGATGTTACCTCATTTCTTTAGTTACCGCGGAGAATGCGGTTCATGGTGTCGTTGGTGCTTCGGGGCTTCAGCGCCTGCCCGGCCAGGCTCGCGCCGGTGCTTCGGGGTGCGGAGGCTCTGCGGGCCGCTGCCTGCTGCTTCAGGAACTCCTTCGCCGCGGTGTCGAAGTCCTTCTCCCCTGTCACCAGTTTTCCGATCTTGAACACGTAATAGTCCAGATCCTCTTCCGATACGCCCTGCGAGAGCAGCGCTCTCTCCCGCTCCAGCTGGGTCACGCGTTCTTCCGCCCGGGTGAGCGCCGCCCGGAGCTCCGCGGCGCCGTCTCTGTCAGCGTCGGGGGCGGCGCTGTCCTTCGCCTCCGTTCCGGCCGCCTCGTACCTGCCCGAGCCTGCCGCTCCCGAAGGGGCTCCCCAGGATCCCGCCTCCTTACGTTCCGCCGCGCCCGCCGCTTCGATCACCGCGATCCCGGTCTCCATTCCGTTCGCTTCTTTCATCGTCAGGTTTTCATCCTTCTCATTGTTCATCGTTTTCCTCCCTTCTGCTTCGTGGTTTCAATTCCACTTTTCACTTTCCACATTCCACATTTATCATTTTCTCCACCGCTCCCGAAACTCCTCCTTTCCGATCACTCCCAGCTCCAGCATTCTGCAGTCGCGCTCAAAATCGCGGCTCTTGTCCTCGATGATGCTGTCGTCGAAATCAACCCTGACCTCCGTGTCCTCCCGCAGTCCGAGAGAAAAGAGGTCGTTTCCCATCCGCAGCAGGATGCCGGTCAGTTCCTTCAGCGCCGCCTCCAGGACCAGCTCGTGCCGCCGGACATTCCGGTACAGGACGCTGTTCTCGCTGATCACCTGGGTTGCCGTCAGGACGCTTCCCCGCTCGAAGCGATAGTGCTGCTCCCCGAGCCCGCACTTGAGTCCCAGAAGGTTCAGCATGTCCTGAATTCCCTCATGGTGCTCCGCCGTACGCAGCGTCATGTCGATCTCCTTGATGATGCTCTCGTTCCCCGAATCCTCCGGCAGAATGTAGAAGGCCAGCTCGTCGGCGTCGAAGAGCGGCGCCCCGTCGAAGTCCTTCGTCGCCTCCGGCTTGACCATAATCCGCTTCTTACCGAGGATAAACTCGTTTACATAGCTGTCATAGGCCACGTCCGTCCCGCGCAGCTGGTCCAGCGCATTGGCGAACACTGACAGGCCCATCGGGGAAGCGGGATCCAGGTTGTTCACGATGTTCATCCGGTCCAGGACAAAGCTTCGCTCCGACCGGCCGGTGTCCACGGTCTCCGGGATTCCGGCGAAGCCCGGCGCCTCCGCAAGGCTCAGCTGCTCCAGCCGGTCCCCGTCCCGCTCGAAGAGCAGATTCTCGATGCGGTACCTTCCCTCCGCCCGGTGGTGTACCTGAAGATACAGCAGTTCCCGGTCTCCCTGCCGCTGCCCGCCGGCGAAGGCACAGTCCGTCACCCGGCCGTTCTCCCAGCTCAGGGGCAGGATTCCCTCCGCCGACGGGAAGTCGATGCGGATCCGCCCGTCCGTCACACGGGGGACATAAGCCGCGGTCCCCAGCGCCGCCTTCTGCTCCTGCAGGCGGTTTGCCATCAGGAAGAAACGGTTCTCCTGCAGGACGCCGTCGAGGAAGCGCTGTTCCCGCTCTCCCTCCAGTCGGATCTGCACCCGTTCGTTCATCAGAAGATTGGCCCAGTCCTCGCAGATCTTCTTCGCCATGCCCAGGCCCGCCCGGCGGCAGAGGACGCGCTTCTGTCCGTTATAGACCCGGTAGCTGTGGAAGTGACTGACATTGCCCTCGTACCAGCTTCGCCAGAGGCCCAGAAGTTCCTCGGTCGTGCCGTCCCCGCCGTTTGGGAATCCAAGTTCACTCAGTTTCCGATAAATCTCGTCTCTCATTGCTCATTTAACATTTATCATTTAACATTTATCATTACTTAAGCTCTGGACCTGTACTTTCCGTACACCCGCTCCAGCGCGTAGCGCACCGCGTCGATCGTGTGGTTGTCGCGGTCGGGATAGCCGGAGATGAAGTTTCCGTCCCGGTCCCGCTCGAACTCATAGCCGCAGAACTCGCGGTATGCTTCCGGGGTACGCCGCCGGTC